ACAAAGTTTAATGGATCATCTTTGATATTCATTGACCAAAGCTCAGTCATTAGTTCTTTTTCTGCTTCTACACCATATTTCATAAAATTAAAAAAAATTAGTTCATTAGTTAAATATATATAACGCTACCACGCCTGCGCGCAAAGGGGGGCCCTGCGATTTGGTCGAGCGATAAAGTGCGGAGAAAAAGATAACACCTTATCGCTCTATGATTCTGTCTTTGTTTTGGAAGGAGAGAGAGAGCCAGAACCATTTTTGCCTGTTCCTTTGTTATCTAAGAAAATGCTCTGTCCTTTGTCTATTGACTCATCAAGGCGTTTCGCAGTCTGAGCTCCACCTGGTATGCGCTCACGCGCGGAGTTGATAACGTGACTTAAATTGATCGTGTGATTAGTTTCTAAAATGTTTCTATCTTTCCAGTTATCGGGGTCCCGATTCTTTAAGAAAAAAATAGCACTTGTTTCTTTGCCTTCCATTGCATTATTAAATAATTGTGAACTCACTTGAGCTATAGCGGATGCGCGCCCTTTTTCCAATGCGTGCTTTATGCTCTTAATATGTTTCTTTCTTGTAAGCGTTGAGGGATTAATCCCTAAACTAGCGCATATTTGACGCTCATTTAAACCCATTCCTGCTAAACGTTCTATTTCATTATGATCTAAATTAATTGCTTTCCTACCTGGTTTTTTCTTTTCCATAAACTAATTTTAATATTTTTAGATCATTTATTCACTAAAATGCTTATTTATTACTTATATATAAAGTGATAAAAAATGTCATTTAATGCTTGACTGTGATATTGATACATGCAAAAATACATGTATTAATTTAATTAAAGGTGAGAACATGACAAAAACTAAAGCGAAAAATTCCAAAGACCTTTGGGATTCGATTGAACTTCAATATAAAAATTGGACAATAAAAAAACTAAATTGTTCAGCTAAACAATGGGAAGTTTATGACCAAAATAATGTGCAACACAGAACTCTTTTTAGAGATATTAAGACTGTTGAACAAGCAATTCAATATATTGAAGAAATAACAAACAACTAATTAAAGGAGAATTATCAATGGACTATAAAAAAGAAGAAATCAAAGAATACTTTGATGATTTTATTAAGGACCAAGATGCTGATTGGATAGATGAAATAGTCAGAATTGCTTCTGATGCTTATGATGCTATTCACTATTACGCTTTTAACACTGACTATTACATCATTGGCACTTATCAAGCCAAAGAATGGCTAGGTAATATGGCATTTGATGTAATTAATTTTATTAAAGATTATGAGCAAGATAATTTTGGGGAAGTTTCTACCGATTTATCAGATCCAGAAAGAGTCGTGAATATGTATGTTTATATTATTGGCGAAGAAATAGTCTGGGAATATTTAGCAAAACTTGAGGATGTAGCATAAACGCTACATCCTTTTTTTATAGGAGAAATAAAAATGGAAGAAAATTTATTTAATATAAACGAAATACAAATAACAGATATTAGGTATGACTTGCCAGATGGTAGGCATGGCAATATTCAGTTTTTTGATTTGCTTTGTATTCTTAACAAAGAAGAAAGGGCAAAAATTATGAGAATGGCAAGAACTTTAATAAATGATGAAGTTTATTTAGATGTAATTAAGGAAATAAAATGAAAATCGAAAAAACAAAACAAAGAATAAAAAACATTATCAAAGAAGTTGATCCTAGAAATTATCCAGTTTCTATAAGAGAGGAAAAATGGGAATACTATTGGACAGATAATGTTTCTTTAGCTAATGAAATGTTTAATTTGGTTGAAAGTCTTATGACCAATGAAGAACATAAAGAATTTTCTATATGGTGCTTAAAAGCAACTGAAGAAGATATGATTGATTACATAAAACAAAAATTTTTTAAGGAGAAATAACTATGAGAGAAAATAATATGCTCTTTAAGTCAAAAGTATGTTTTGACGATTATTATGAAAAAAACCAAGATCCAAGTTTAATTTACGATTGTTGGTTAGATGCAAACAGTAAAGGTTGGAATGGTTGGGCGATGCCTTATCTTGAAGAATCTGAATTCAATAAGTTTATGAAAAACATGAAAATTGATTTCAATAATAAGGAATGTGACAAAGAATTTCTTGAAGAATTATCTCTAATTAAGCCAGAAATAATAAACGGTAAGACTATGTATTATTTTGGCGGTTGGCTTACTTGGAATGTTGAAGATGATGATTTTATTGAGAAAAGAGATAAATTATTAGAGGAGAAATAACCATGAATAAAGATTACTTAGACAGTCTTAACAAAGATCAATTAGAAACTCGCATATACGATCTGGAAAACGAATTGCGTCAGGAATATTATCAACAAAAGATAATGTCTTTTAAAACCGCAAGGAAACTAGAAGGAGAAGTTGCATATTGCAAGGCACTACTTGAAAACTTTAAACCAGTTGAAGTTGAAAATGATTTCGATAGAGAAATTAGACTTAACCCAAACTTTAACCAAAAGGAGAAATAAAATGGAAGAAGTAAAATTTACCAATAGGGAAAACCAGAAAGATAGTTTAGTGTTGGAATGTTCTACTGTTGGCGGTAGCGGTATTTTAATTGCTTTAGGAAATGATAAATTTTCAGACGATTGGGCCGGTTGGGATATTGATGACAGTCAAGAAACTTATCTTGCAGAAATAGACTCTCAAGTTTGGAATTGTTTTGAGTTTACGGAGTATGAAAATATTAATAAACCAAGTGATTTAATTGGGAAAAGTATTTGCGTACATGACGGAAATCCAATGTACCCAGAAGATGAAATTACCAAAATAGAAGCAATTTATAAAGTCAAAGATTATTTTTCGTATGATGAACTAATAAAGGAGGGCGCATGAGCAGAAATTTTCTAGTACAAGCACACTTGGAGTATTTGGTCGAAGAAGGTTTGAAAAAAGGACTAACCGAAAAACAAGCCATCGACTATGCAAACAATATATTTTTTTCAAAAGGAGATAACCATGAATAAAGAACTATATTTTAAAAGACGATCTAACTTAAAGACTGCTATACTTAAAGCTAAGTCTTTAGAATTCAAGCAAGTTTGGATATCAAAAACCATAGAACTTGATAAAATGTATCGTAGTTAATTAATTAGCGAAGGAAGGTTTCTTTTTCATAATGATAATTCTCCCCTTGAAACCTTCCTTCCACTAAACCATGCAAAGATCAAAAACTCAGACCCCACGCCCAATACCAGTAAAAAAGAAAACTTCGCAATCTAGGAAGAATAGAATTAAATCTTCTTCGCTCAACAAAAACGCGAGAAGGCAACGCGGAAAGAACTTAAGAATTTCCGGCAGATAATTCTTCTCTCAATAATTTATTCAAGCCAACCAAAAGAATGTGCCTACGAATCCCACGCTTGCTCTTACGCATAAGCGTCTTATTCTCCTCATCCGCTAACCAGATAATATTCTTTTCCGCACTCGCTAACTCAAGCAACGCATTACTAACTGTCTTATGACTCATGCCACACATGAGCGCATAATATCTATTGCTATCGTGTGAACTCCAAGTTTCTAACCTATGCCTTTCACACAAAGCCCATAAAGTTAACTTACTAGCAGGTGATAAATCATTTCTCCCAACGTTTGCACGATACCACTGCCAGACGATCTTCTTTGCTTCTCCAAACGAACGATAACGCTTCGCTACGCTCGTCTGCACGAACGCACTAGAGCTCTCGTTTTCAATTTCTTCTACTACCCACCACATAACAAAATTAGAAAGCGTTGTTGCCTAAAGCAACACGCTTTCTATACATATATGTATATGTATGGATATTGTCCGCTAGAATCGCCAGATAGTACCCTAGATTCTCCACTTTATACCCTAGAATCGCCATTTAGTACCTTAGAATCGCCACTTATTATTTGTAAATCGGTAAATAATCCGCCTTGATCTTGTATTCTTTGCCTAGCAATTTCAATATATTCTGCGTTCAGTTCGATTAAAACTGCCTTACGATTATGATTACTAGCGACAATGCCTGTCGTACCACTTCCGCCAAAGGGGTCTAAAACAGTGCCATTTTCTGGACAGCCCGATAGCAGGCATGGCTCGATCAAATCCATTGGAAAAGTTGCAAAGTGTGCGCCTTTAAATGGTTTGGTTGTGACTGTCCAGACTGAGCGTTTATTTCTTTTTTTAAAAACCTCGTTTGTATATTTATCATTAGCAAAATTTTGTTTTAAATATTTTTCTTTAGTACCTTTGGCATTTTCTCTGAAGTTTTTATTTCTTTTTTTAATCTGTTGCTCAGTAGAAGTAACACTATCTTCCTTTATCGCTTCATTATCAAAATAATACTTTGGACTCTTACTTAATAAAAATATGTATTCGTGTGCTTTGGTACAACGATCTTTGACACTTTCGGGCATAGGATTAGGCTTGTGCCAGATAATATCTTGCCTTAAATACCAACCATCTTGTTGCAAAGCGAAGGCTACTCGCCAGGGAATACCGATTAAATCCTTTGGTTTTATGCCTTTACTTGGTTTTGGTCTTGTCACTCCATAATCTTTATCTCCTCGCAAAGATTGATTAGTTGTTGTAGTTCTACCACCGCTCGAATAACTATCTCCTAAGTTAAGCCAAACAGTACCATCATCTCGCAACACTCGTTTAACTTCTCTAAATACTTTTACCAAGTTATCAACAAATTCTTCTGGCGTATCTTCCATCCCAAGTTGTTTATCTTTTCTGACTGCACCGCATTTAAAGCAAACTTTTTGGTGTTGGAAATTTTGCGTTCCAATCGATGTATGTTGTTTTTTTGATTTAACTCCTTGACCACCTATTTTATTTGCATTTATATGATCGCAATTTTCATCACCGCCTTCCCATTCTGCTGTACCATAATCCCTCAAACCCCAATAAGGCGGACTAGTAATACAAGTATTGATTGATTGGTCTGGTAATTCTTTTAACTTATCTAAGCAATTACCTTGTAGTATCTTTATCACTTCTTTTCTCCTTCTTTTTTTTAAAAATTCTCTCAAATTCTTTGTCAAATTTCTTTTTATTTACTGGCCTTTGCCAGTCTCCTTTACTCATTCTCTACCTCATATCTTAATTTTCTTAAAAACCAATCTGCTTTCTCTAAGTCCTCTAAGCCGTTCTTTTTCTCATACCGCCATAGATATTTAATAATACTGGCTTTGAGATACCCTCTAAATTGTTCTGGACTAAGACTGCTTTTGATAGCATCAATACATTCAACACCACCAAACTTATAATGTTCTGGATCAATCTTGCTCATCTTTCTTTTTCTTGGGATACGCTTTCCACAACGCTTCGTTATATTCTTTCTCCGCTTTGCGATTCTTTTTCTTTCTTCTTCTGATAAAGCTCATAACTTAACCGCCAGGATCGTCAGAATAGAAATTAAAAGTATGTTGCTCATTAGTAGTAATAAACCTAATAACGTGTGATACCAAATCCAACGAGTAGCATAAGCATTTTTTATAGATAAGTCGCTTGGATCGTATTCTTCCTTTTTCATAGTTCCATATTATTCAAAATGTGAACGATAACATCAACAGTCATACCATTACCCAACATCTTATATCTTTGTGTCTTTGATACATGATTAGTGTAATTGTCTGGGACTGTTTGCAATCTTTCGCACTCCAAAGGAGTGAGCTTACGCCATGATAGTTTATTTTCTTCGCCAACATTTGTTCTATCAGCAAAAGATCTTGTCAAAGCGTGTGATTTACCTTTTTTATGAAATACTCTGTCTTGCATATAAGGTTGTTTGCCACCAGCTTTTTTACTTGAGTTAATTTGATTAGGTTTGGTAGAAACCACTACGCTATCTTTTTGCGCAGTCGTTAAACTATTTGACTTACCACTTTGATTCAACTCTAACTTTTGCTCTGTCGCACCATCTTCTTTGTATCTACCTAGCCAAGCACCAGATACAACTTTTGGTTCACGATTGCCACCACCCATTGAGTTTAATGTTGGCGATTTGCCATCTGGAGAATAAACTCTTTTAAGTATGTCGTGTCCTTTTATATCTGTAGCTATACCCACTTGTTTAGGTTTGGTTTCAATATAATTCGCATCAGTTGGCTGTTTATAATAACCTGCAATCAAAGTTCCGATTTTTTCTGAATCCTCATTATAAAAGAAACCTTTACCTCTTGGAGAATTTAAAACTCTATCAACCTTTGCATTAGAAAGTTTATATTTTTCATCTGGATTTTCTTCAAGAATATCTTTAAGAACTATGCCTTTATCTTTTGGTTGTTCAATATTAGGTATATTAGTCCAATATAATCTCTGTCTATTCTGTGCGCTTACTAAAGCTGAGTTTATTAAAACAGGTTTTATTTGACTGCCAAATAAATCGCCACCTTCAAAATCTGGATAGCAGGCTGATACTTGTTCAGTAATGACATCTTGAAATTGTTGTTTCATTTTGACGTTTTCCAAAAGAAAATACTTTGGTTTAATACCTTTTAACATCCTAATAAATTCAAAAAACAATGCAGATCGTGGATCGTCAAAAGCTAATTGTTTTCCGGCAAAACTAAAACCTTGACATGGACTACCGGCTAAAATTAAATCTACGTCTTGATAATCTTTTACTTTTAACTCACAAACATCGCCAACTTGAATTGTTTCTGGAAAGTTTGCTTGTGTGACTTGGATTGCATACTTATCTATTTCACTTGCATAATAAGTATCAACTTCAATACCAAGTCTTTGCAAAGCCAACTGCCCACAACTCATGCCATCAAATAAACTTAAAACTCTTAATCCCAATTTATACCTCCTTTGATATCTTCTATCGGCTCAAGCACAACGTCTTTTCTAAACAAAGTCTTTACCGAATAATCTATTTCGCTATTTGACTTAACCATACTTGCTCTCACAACTCTTGTTCTGTCAAATTCTACGCCATTTTGCAAACACAAACGTTCTGCTTCTTCTTCCGAACTCAAATACAACGCTAATGCGAATCTGTGTGCATCGACAAGCGAACTTGCGCCACGAATACTTGCTCTTGCTGTCATGTTATCTTCAGTACCAACTAGGCCTTGCTTTGAAAAATGGTGAATACTTAAAACTGTAGCTCCTAGTCTTGCGGAAATACTAGCGCAAAAACTCGCATACATCTGACCTGCTTCATTGGAACTACTGATACTCGCACTTACAAAACTTTGAATAGGATCTATTACCACCAACTTTAAATTATCTATGCTTTCTAAGGCAGTAATCAATTCATCTCCTTGTGCTGTTGTATGCAAACCTTGTGAACTGGTGTCGCCTAAGACAATCAATCTTTCTTTCATGCTAGGAATTGGTAAAGCATAGACTTCGTTTAAACCTTCAAACCTTTTGCCTTCTTTATCCAATGAATCTACTCGTCTATGCAATTCTTGAGCATCATCTTCCGCACTCAAATAAACCGCACTCCCAGAACTTACAATCGGATTGCCTAACCAGGACCCAGAGCCATGAGCAACTTTTAAACATAAGTCTAATGCCAACATGGATTTACCTATGCCACCAATACTTGCCATGATTCCTGGTTTCCCAAGCTCAATAAAATTTTCTACTAACCATTCTCTTTTCGGTATCTCGCCTTTTAGAAACTTGATATTGAATTGTTTTAAAGGCAAACCACGATCTAAGATTTCATTTCTAACTGCATCCAAACCTTGCTCTTGGTGTAAGTCGTTGAAGTCGCCAACGATGGAAGGCAATCTGACAACTGTATTATTGATTGCTGAGGTAATTTCTTCTGCTTTCTTTTGTCCAACAGAGTTTGAATCGTTATCAAAGCAAATAATGAATCTAGCTTTAGTAAGTTTTCTTAAATTGTTAATGGCGGTAAGTCCAAAATTAGCTGAGAACACACAGCAAACTGGTAAGTTCGTTGCTTCAAATACTGAATATGCTGTCGCTATGCCTTCAACAACTAAAACTTGATCTAAGTCTTGCCACTCTGACCAAGCAAAACCAACAATATGAACACTACCTTTGACTTCACTTGCGCTGACAAATCTTTTCTCGCCCTTCTTATCTATGTATTGCAACGATCTAATCTCAGGCTTGACATTGATTGTAGAATATAAGGGAACAACAAGAGAATCTCTTATTGTTTTTAACCCATAATTTTTAATTTTTTTCTTCGTGAGGTAATCGTGATTCACACAATCTATGGCACTTTTAAATCTTTCTTGGCAATCTTTAGCTACTTCATCGTGCCTTTTAGCTCTTTCTTTCTTACTCCGCTCTATGTTGTGAGCAATATTGGCTTTTAATTCGTTTTGCTCTCGCAAAGAAAGTTTATTGACATCGGTGTTTGACCATTTCTTTTGTTCGCCTGTACGCCAGTTGCCATAAACAATAGTGATATAACCTTTGTTCTCGTTATAGACATACCACCCAGACTTTTCATTACTCTTATCGGGCCTTGTAGTCGCACTTGCTTTGACCATACATCTGATAACTTCTCCAGATGTATCTATAAAACTAACTGCTAAACCATCGTCATTCATTTGGTTGATAGCATCAGAAATATCCTTGCCACTTCCAAAATGTAATTCTTTGTCTAATACTAAACCATTCTCATAAAATTTAGTCAGATCCATTATCTTTACCTAGCTCGGATTCAAAATCCAAGTAATTTAAAATTATTGTATTGAAAAAAGAATCTCTTTGTTCGTTAGACCATTTGTGTAACTCAAAGCTACCAGTCTGTTTTGCAATCTCTAAGTATTTCTCCTTGCTTTCTTTCCTTGCGTATGCAATTCCATCTTTGTTTGTATAAGATTTTCTAGCAAGTTTTTCTCCTTTTTCAATTCTCTCCTTTATTCTCTCTAAATGCTCCATTGAGCAACTACCATAATAAACATAGTTATGTTTGTAAAGAAACCCTTGTGCAGGGAGTCCACACTCCCCACACAACGAACTTTTCTTCATCTAAAAAGGGATTTCTTCGCTGTCTAAAGGATCAACCTCTACTGGCTTTGGCGTAGCTACTTCTTCTTTTGGAATAATAGATTCGCCTTGATCGGCTCTACTAAAGTTTTTTCCATAAGCAGGATCAAGTTCTGCGTAGCCATTGTCATTAATTTTGACAACACCATTAAACCTAATACCTTTTAGTTGCTCAGTATTTTTAAGCTCAGTAAGACCACAGCTACTAGCAAGTGCTGACAGTTCTGTTTTACCAATCTCTACCGACTTTGGCGAATTCGGATTAGCAACTGTAAATAAACCAGAAACCAAACGACCTTGATGTTTAGGGCCTTGTATTTGAAAAGTCATACGACACCCTATCCAACCACTATCATTTCTGATTTCTGTTTCTTCTAAATATTGCATGACATATTTGCCAGGCGCTATTTGTTCATCTTCTTGGCTTACTTCTAAGCCACCATATTGTTCAAGATCCATTTTTTACCTCTTTTTTTAATGTAGTTTTTAAACACGATGAACAGACAAAGATGCCATCCCATTTATAAATAGCTTCTCTATCACATTCATCACAATAAATTATTTCTTCTTCCATTACTTGACCATCTCTTGTCTAATGACATCCCAATCTAAAACTAATTGATCTGGTAATGCGTAACGATTTTTTGCTTGGCAAAATATTTGTTCATTACACCAAACAATTCTTTCATCTGCTGATTGTTTAACTTTGGTTTCAGTCTTACCATTTTGTTTAACAATCACAGTTCCTTTTTTCATTTGTGCAAAAAACAAACAATCCAACCATTGAATAATCTCTGGTCTAGCTTTTTTATGCACATCTAAAACATATCTTCGATAAGGCACTTCGACAGAAGGATCATCTACTGTTTCAGTATCTACATGACCAATTAACATAATTGTCATGCCTTTATCTCTTAATAATTCTAGTTTTTTAAGATACTCTAACCAAAGCACTACTGCTTTTTGATAGCCTTGATACCAATTAGCTTCCATACTATCTATGTTGTATCTGTTCATGGTTTCTTGCCAAACAAATAGTTCAAACTTAGATAATGAATCCAACACATAAGTTTTATAGTCGTGTTCTTCATTGACTAACTGGTCTATGTTTGCCATGACATCATTAAAAGATTTGGAATCGGAAAAAGCATGAGGATCTTTACCATCAACAGTTTTTACTTTACCCATACCTTGTTCTAAGTCCTCAAAGATAGGATTATTTAATAAAGCTGCTGCCGTAGTTTTACCAAATCCCATTTCTGCCATCAAAGCAAATTTAGGCGGTTTCTGTATGGTTTTCTTTCTTATATTACTTAGTGCCATCTTTTATCTCCTTCGTTTCGATAATTGTTGCTTCTTCAACACCACTCTCTAAAGATTGTTTTAAATCATTAATCAATCTAGCTTTGTGATCGTTAAGAACATACAGTTTATTATTTAACTCTTGAATCTGTGGCTCTAAAAATTTCACAGTATTTAAAAGTTCCATTTGCTCCTTGCTTAAATCAGCTTCAAGATAATTTTTGCCGTCTAACGTAAGCGTAGGACTTTGTACTTCTTCAGTCATTTTTTACCTCTGTATTTTTTTTATATTCATCACATATTGATTTTGCAGGACAAAAGCGACAGCCTTCGACACTATATGCAAATACTGGAGATTCTGAGTCTGCTTCATCCAAAGCAGGTTTCAGAACATCAAACCCCCAATTCGTTAAATCCTCGACACTACAAGTCCAACTTCTAACTGGCTCTTTGGCTCTCGGTTGCACTATAGTCATCATCACGTTCATCTTAGGATCTTCTATATTAAATTCTGCTAAAGCTCCTAAAGCGTATGTTGATAGTTGTGGATTGTAATTATCTGGACTCACAGGCCATGTGCCTGTCTTTAAATCTATAACTTCTATGATGTCTTTACCCACCAGGATAATATCGGCAGTACCATATAAGTCTTTGTTTATCTCTGTTACATAAACTTTACGCTCAATGTATTTTTCTGCTTCTAATTCTTTTTCTCTTTTATTGACATAATCTGTATAAAATTTTGCCCAATCACAATGCTCTTGCTCAATGTTGATTTCCACATCTTCAACCATCATGGTTTTGCCTAGCCAATAATCTTCTACTTTCAGATTATCGATACGATCTTTCAAAATCGTTTCAGATATTTCGTGTACCGCAGTACCAAGAAAAGCAGCAAAGTTAGCTTTAGGTTGTTCAACTTCTTGAGCTAAAGAACTCCAACCAGTACAGCCACCTAAATCTCTATATAAACTAGAAGGCGGATGCTTTGAGTGTTGCGCCATTGTTTTTGCTTGCTCTGTTGTTTTGTTAATCTCTATTGATGAAGTTCTCACTTTCTATTTTCTCCACATCTTCAAGATCGTATAAAACCTTGCCAGAT